TTGCCTTGTCAATAAAGATCTTGTCAACGTCGAGTTCCTGCATTAGCACCTCCTGACGTGCAATATTTTGTCCTTCTGTGGATACTCGGATATAGCCTACTTTCATCGTATCCTCTCCTTTCAGCGATCCCGTACCATGACATACAGGATAAACGATAGTGTTATTGATATCGTGAAGATAACTCCGTCTACTGTCATTTTTTATCCCTCCTTTTGAACGTTAATATTCAATCATTGTTTGCTGACAGTCCAGACAGGCAATGTTGACTTCTTTTGTCGCCCTCACAGAATTACCGCAGCAAGGACACACATATTTTCTGCTGCTGGTTTTACGTGCGGGAGGGATAATCAGTACTCCGCCACGGTGCGCCCCGGTTCCGGTAACAGAAACGCCGAAAAACTCATTGCGGTTGAGCAGGATACAAATTGTATCGGAGCACCCCCCTTTCCAGCAACTCGGCAGGTTTTGGGAAGTCATCCATCGGCTGCATCTGCGAAAGAAAATTCTTTGCATACCTGATAAAATCGTCGGGATAGTTATACGCTTGCTTCAGGGCGCGTGTAATCTGTCCAGACACACTATCCTTTCCGAGTGAATCAAGCTCTTCTGTGTCAATATAAATATTTAGCTTATCGCTCATGTTTCTCACCTATATTCAGTATATGTTATTATTGTCCTAAATCAATCCCAATTATAAGCGAATCCTTGGGACAAAGCAACGGGGCACGTCCAATTGACTTGCCCCGTTGCCACTCAGTGTATGTTTTATTTTACTGCACACAAGAGTTCAATTACCCTTTGCGTCAGTTCCTTTAGAAACATTTCTCCTTTATCGGAAACAAATACTGTTCCGGCAAATGAGTATATTCCGGGCAAAGTACCTGTTTCCCAAGTAGGAATTCTTTGATTCAGCAGCCCACCGTTATGTACGATTGCATTACGATATATTCTCAGCATATCCAATTGTACTGCCATGTGCTTTGCTTCATCCAGCATATTTGGCGCAAGCATTTTTACATAATCAGTAAATGATGTTTTAAGCCAGTTTTCTCTTATTTCAGACAGAGCGTCATTCATTGTAGCCGCTTTGCCCGCATTTCTTAGGCCTGTTAATATTGTAGTATTACCTGTTGATGATATATAGTCAGATATTTGAGTTTTTATTTGTCCTTCAATAAATGAGTACGTTTGGACAAGCACTGCGCAACGACGCATATTGGGAACCGTCAGGCTTTTATGCCATACAGCTTCAATACTGCCGTCAAGTAACGGCTTCTGACCAGACAGTTGCTTTTCAAATGACTCCAGTTCAAATTTTAGATGAACTGCATTGCCCTCCAAGTCAGCGGTTTCCGAAGCATATCCATGTATACCCGGTTCAGAATTGAATCCTACCATTTTCTTGTTAACATATAACAGGTACGGCTTTAGAATTTGCTGCACATCTTCAAATTTCTCCAGGTTTTCGAGCGTAGGAAACGGCTTGAAAAGCAGCAATGGTTTTAACGATATAGGAGTCAGCGCTTCAACTTTATGGTGGATTTCGTCTCCTAATACAATAATGTGTTTGAGATTCTTTGCAAGAGCGTGTATTTCCCTTGTAAGATACTTATCTGCACAGCAGTCGTTGATCTCCGAAAAATTGTGCAAGCCAGCATCGTAGCATTTGCGATAATGTGTCCAGTAAATACTTCCTTCACAAAATTCGGGCATAATGCGCTCAGCCTGCTCTTTTTCACGAAGGCATTTATCTCCGAACAGAGCCAAGCAAAGGCTTCTAAAAAAACGAATTGAGTAAAGAGGTTTATACATTGCCTGCATAGACGGTTCCGCTGAGATCAGCATAATAGGTTGATCTCTAAGAGGAAAGCAAAAGGGAGCCGAAGATGTAGCGCCGCAGTCCGTACACTCAGCAATTTCTCTTGTGATAGCTTTCTGATTATCCATTGCTCAAACTCCTTCTTTTTTACCAATTATACATCAAAACAAATTTTTGTACAATATTGACAGATAGTGGAGAATCAACTGTTTTGTAAGCTAAGCGCAAAAGGGCCGACAGGTAAAAATCACCTGTCAGCCCTTGAATCTTAATATTCAATTGAGAGAGTGAATTTACATATCTAACATCAAGTCACCTCAGCATCCAAGATAAAGCCATATACCTTAAAACCCGTGGTACGTTTCCCCAAATCGACCCGATTAACATTGACATAATAGAAACCCCTTTCAAATATGATTAATTTTTTAACCTGAACCAATCTTAACGCTTGGATTGAAAGGGGTCTATTGTGTAAGGGATTCTAAGTGCTGTCTTGGAGAAGATGCTGGACTGAATTAATGTAGAATATACATAACCTCGCACCGATATCCATCTTTAGTATCCATGGGAACGTCAGCTGTTATCAGTCAGCGAGTACTGAACCTCAAGGCCATTACTTGGAGAATATGTCCAACTAACTTCTACTCCATTTCCCGAATATGATTGCATTCCATCTATTGCACGAGTTGATTCCATTCTACTTATTATAGAATCCGGAAGTTCTAGAGATTCATTGACGCCACCAATTGCACCACATGCATCCTCATTAATATAATCATCGATATTCTGAGGATTTGTATCTATTTTTAAACAGGAACCGTCAGGTGTTATAGACGCATAAGAAGAATCACAACACACGCCAAAAACCATCTTAAGAAAATCAGGACCAGTTGTAACCGTAATTGAACATGTATCTGTCATTCCATTCTTTGTAGAAATCGTAATTGTGCAATCGCCTTCAGAAATGGCTTTAATTGCACCATCACTAACCTGTGCAATAGAATCATTAGAGGATTTCCAAGTAACAGTTTTATCTTTTGTATTAGTTGGATTGATGGTATATAAAAGGCTTGCTGTTTTTCCGGCCTGAATAGTTAAAGTATCTTTGCTCAGCCTAATATCTTTTGCTTGTACGCCCCGTGTAATAATAAGAGCTGCAATAATTGCTATAACTGCAGTAGCAACCCCGCCAATAATATAGAAGGGCTTTTTGCTATGAGTTTTCTTTCCTGCACCTGTTGCTGCATCAAGTGTTTCTCCAACTTTATGCCCGCACTTTGAACAAAACAACTGATTTGCAAGAATTTCTGCCCCGCAATTAACACAAAATTTTTGCTCATCTATCTTAGTCACAGCGGATGATTCTGCAACTACCTCCATTTCACTTTGATCAACTTTATCATAAGTATCTGCTCGTTCTATTGATGTTGGTGTTTCTTCAGTTGTTGCTTTTTCTTCCTCATTTGCTACCACATCTGAAGTAGCATCAGGATTGTCCTTTTCCGTTGAAACTTCCTCCTGCTGTTTTGCAGTTTTTTCGCTGTTTTCAAGTGCATCCATAGCGATACCCTCCTATATGCTAAATTGTTTTCAACCTAACTTAATCCTACAATTTGCCTTACCTGTCAAATTTTATCATTTTCAGCCATTTTTTGCAATAACAATACTTAAAAAGCAAACCACATAGCATCTTGTACAATACAAATTCGAAATCGGCCGGCAGGTAACCCCTGCTGGCCTTTTTATATTCCGAATCAGGAGCCAAGCACCATAATATTGAGATAATCAACTAATACGGTACTCCAAAAATATCATTATTTTTCATTCATATAGTGACAGATATGGAAAACAGTGGTAGACTGAAACCAAGTTCATACGGCAACATTATGCCGTTTAGCGAACTGAATGAGTGGAACATCGTCAACGGTACCTACGTCCGTTGGGCCTTTTAGTAAGGTAAGGAGCATTATATATATGGCAATGATAACGTGTACCGAATGTGGTAAAAAAATTAGCAGCAAGGCTACAGCGTGCCCGAATTGCGGATGCCCACTCAGTGATATGGACAGGAATAAAATTACTGATGAACTATTTCTTCAGGAACAAAAAGACTCACTAAACCAATTCCTTTCTTCGATTGAAGAAGTGCTTCATCAGTACGCTACCTTTGAAAACGAATATTATAAATTTTATTTTGGGTGCGTTTCAGTAGGAGCCCCTGAAAAAGATGAACAAGAATGTTTAAAAGACCGTAAAACTTATACAGTACCCATTTTTGCTGATTCTGTTTTAATAGACAAATTTAAAGAGGAAATCAAAACACAAACTTTGTATATCATGGAGGTTGTTAAGTTCACTGCAGATGATAAGATTCTAGTAAATGGTGAATATTATAAAAATGGTAAAAAAAGCGACTCACATTGCACTATAGGAAAAGCATTTCACGACGAGTTTATTTCTTCGGTAATAGAATCACAAAGAGCTGAGAAAGAGAGATTGGAATACATTGATAATAAATACGGCCTCAAAAATTATGATCTAGCTCCACAAGCCTTGTTTGTTAGACAGCCATTTAAAAGACGAATAGATGATCCGATCGAAGTTCTCGCACGAAGCAATGCATTTGTAAATGAAACACTTTCCGTAGGTAGCAGAATTGTCTATTCGAACGGAAACGTTTACATTGGTCAAATGACCGATGGCCTCCGTAATGGTGATGGCGTGCTTTGGTTTGATGGAGGATCAATAGAAGGAAACTTTGACCACGGGGAATTATGTGGTTATTATAAATATATGACTGATCGAGGCGGCATTACTTGGGGAGAATCTAGAGACGGAAAATTTCATGGACCGGCTAAGTTTAAGAACGTATTTGGAACTATTTATAACAGAGTGTATGATAATGGCAGTCTGATCTTTAACGAAATAGATTCATCATGCGTGGACTATTTAAAAAAACTGAATTATGGGGCTCTTATTGCAACAAAGGAGGATATTCTATCTATTAATATTGGTCTTGCATCTTCAGACAACATTGTGAAATGGAGCACAGGTGAAGTGTGCTTAGACGATTCTTTATTAGCAAGTGCTGAACAAGATCAAGTGCTTGGTCTTGCCCTTAATGATTTGCACGATGAAGAAATATTTGGTGGAATAGAAAAGGGCAAGTCGACTAATCAATATGGTTATATATGTCTTGGTTGTCCTGTTGTAAATGCGTTTTACTACGAGAAAGAATCTTCGTGCTTAGAGTTACTTCTTGACATGACCTTTGAAGACCTGCGCAATGTAATCCATCGTTATTCTTATATAGTTTTGAACCCTGGCTACGGCTATCAATATGAATTTAAACAAATCCTTACCGACGAAGAAAGTAAGCAAATAATGGCCGCACAAACCGATTCAGAGGATAACTTTGAAATTGGTACGGGAACTGAAGCTATTAAAAAACTACTTTCATTTATTGATTTAGATTCAATGCTGATAGAATGCGAAGATACAATACGTACAACAAATTCAGAAAAAGAAAAGGCATTAACACTGCAAAAGCAGCAACTAGTCAAAAACCTTATTCGTTACAAGGCCTCTCCTGAATGGTTTGTTCAAACCGTTATTCCAGTTCTGCCGGAGTACATGAGGCCCACGATAAAAAGAATTACTGGCACAATTAGGTATTCGTCAATTGATTACACATATGCAAATCTGCTGGTTTGTTCTCACCGTCTATGCCGTTTAATTAAATTAAATGCTCCTAATTGTGTAATAGATGCTGAAAAGCGAATGGTACAAGCTCATGTGGAAAATTTATTTAACTACGGCAGCATTCCCAATATGTTTAATAGAAAAAATAAAAATGAAGACAGTTTATTTGACTATATTATGGGGTTAAACTAAAACTTGATATTTATGGCAGACCAATTGAAATCCATGTTTATATTAATATAATTCAACTGGTTTGATGACTATTCCGCCTTTTCAGTCGGAATATATTCTACTGCTCTACTTTGGCCCTGATACCACCGCCGTACCAGATAAGGTTGTATAAAAAGTGGCATTTTGTTTTCCTCCTTTCAAAAAATCGGGTATATAGCAAAAGGGCCGACAGGTAAAAATCACCTGTCTGCCCTTGAATCTTAATATTCAATTGTAAGAGTGTAATTTACATATTCCCAGAGATCATACTGCGTTTCTAAATCTAACCTCATGGGGAGCGGCGGAGGTATAAGAGGATACACACAAAAAAAGATAAAAAAATAGTTAAGAACCGATGGGGGATGTCGCAAGGCGACTCCCCCCATCGGGTTCTGTACAGCACGAGCGCAGCGAGGGATGTGCAAACGGAATGCGACAACCCCGAAGGGGGAGTCGCCCTCCGTAACAGGAAAGTTTGATAGGTCTCCCCACAGTTATGCATTACTTATTATCAGCGAAGGACGAAATCACGGCATAGAAGTGAACAAAAAGCCTTGTTTTTTAATAGGAAATCGGCGATATTTAGGGAAATTATGTGTCTCTGCTCCTATATATACTATATGTATATTTATACATAAGGAGCAAGAGCAGTTATTTGCTCCGAGAATCGCTAAAATCGCAAGGATTTCTCTTGATGTTTTGCTAATCTCTTGCCGTGATTTCAGAAATGTAAGCTATAGTTTTGCCTTGTCTTCCCCTAACCGCACAGAAAAGGTCATTGGTATTTGTTAGGTATGCATTTTTCTGTTGAGCGTAGACATCGTATACCTTGTATACTTTAATGCTCTGATCCTATATGCATAGCGTGGAGTATACTAAGTATACGGAAAATACCCTACCCAAAACCATATACTGCAGTTTACATTAGCCAGGCTGATAAGGTTTCTTTTTCGTATGTCCCATATAAATACTTTCGCATGCTTTAGCCACATCAATTGTGCGTCTTAAAAGAACCTCTAGATTGACCAAACTTCTGCATAGTCCCTGTATCCACAAAAGATATGATAACTTTTGGGGCAGAACTTTAAGCTGGCCAAGTCTGGACTCCAATGGTGAGAAATATTAATCGACTCGTCTGACATCAAATCAATAACAGACACCCCTTGAAAAGATGTTAGTATGTATCGGCTGTCTTTACTTATGTCAAGAAAAGTAGTGGGGCATTGTATGTGTCTTTCAAAGCGCAATACCATATGTGAAATCACGCGGTAAATATTTATTCCATCGTATCCACCTGAAACACAGAAGTCCATGTTTGGACTGAATTTTACAGCCAATACGGGCAACTTGTGACAACAAATTTGATCAACCTCCGTAGCCGAAGTCAGGTCCCATACGGCAACAGAGCTGTTCTTGCAACCAGTAAGCAGATATTGGCTGTTGTTGCTTATATCAATAGAGTTCACATGGCTTGCTGTTTCAATATAATCGTAATGCTTTTCGCAATTGCGACCCGTATTATATAGGCAATATATATTGTTAGCTATCTCCTGGGGACCATGTTGGTTCAAAATAGTAGAGGTGTTTGATCCGGCAACAACAATAACCTGTTCATTTGGAGCAAAAAGCGCTTGAGAAGGCGAAAAGTTTAAATAATCCAATTGGTTTTCAATCGCACTGTCATATGAAGTGACAGACTGAAAATCATCCACAGGAAAAACGTTTATATGACAGCTATCATTAAGAACCAGTAATCGTTCTCCGGAACTATCCAAAGATAAGTGAATTGGCTTATCATGATCAGCGCCAGTATAGCATTCGACTAGTTTACCGGTTTTTAAGTCCCATTTTCTAATGCATAAGCCGCCGTGTAAGCCCACTTGACCACATGTAAACACATATTTTTCTTCTGGATCAATGATAGCAAAATTCGTTGTCATCGATGGAGTAGAATAATTGATTTTATACAGTAGTGTGGGTTCTATGATTGGATTCATAACCTATTTTCCTTATCCAGGTATAGTAAGATGCCAATTAAAAAAAACTCTTGAGGGGATTATACAACGAAATTATCTATTATTCAAATACAAAGGAATTCTACCGATCGAAAGGGTATTAAACGATATAAGACAATTCTCAAACATATTTTTTAGAAATAAGTTGACACTTTTTGCTGACACAAATAAAATCACTCGTAATAAAGCGCCAAGCAAAAAGCCTTGAAATCGTTGAGATTTCAAGGCTTTTCATTTGGTGCTCCAGGGGGGATTCGAACCCCCGACACCCTGCTTAAAAGAGTGACTACCCGCGGCCTTGAAACGCCCTGTATTGCTGCATTTGAGCCGAATTCAGATTTTCGAATAGGCCTTATTTTCGGCCCTGAGCTTCACGCGAATGCCTTTTCAACGGCTCCAGCCGTGTCTCGGGGCTGATTTTCCATAAGATGCGTATAAATGTTTAATGTGAGTTGCACGGTAGCATGACCGGCGAGGTACTGCACGGTCTTGATATTTACGCCAGCCAGAATCAGGCGCGTGATATAGGTGTGTCGCAGCAGGTGCGGCGTGACATGGAAATCCAACGAGATTGTGATGGGATGGTTTCGGACTTTATCGCCGACTTTAAGCGCTACCTCGTGCGGCTTCCCATCTGCCCCGATGCGGGTGGTCATTCTGGCCGTGCGCACCGTGATCGGATCCAGCACACGCCGGCGATAAGAAACCATCGACATAGCATTACCCTTGGTGTCAGCGATGACATAATCGCCGAGGGAGCGCAGCGCCTCCTCAGCCAGACATTCGGCCAGCGCTGCAGGCAACGGTATATCGCGTTTTGATGCTTTACTTTTCAGCTCATCGGTAACGATGGGCTGATTCTTTTCCCAGCGTAGGGCCCGCCGAACTGAGAGATATGGTGGTTCGTCATCCAAATGTACCTGATCCCATTGCAGGGCAAGAATTTCTTCGCGCCGAAGGCCAGAATATAGTCCAAGCATAACAAAGGTATAGGCCGGAGTATCTTTGACGGCCATGATCAGTTTCGTCTGCTGTTCCACAGTCAGAGGCTGCTTTTCAGCCGAGGCCGCGCCGCTGGCTTTAAGTTTGCGGCATGGGGAGCGCTGGATCACGCCAGCGTCCTCAGCTGCTTCGAATATTCGTTTCATCGTGGTAACAATTTTCGACTGTGCAGATTTTGACAGCTCGGAGGCTTCCTCCAGCACAGAGAGCGCGTCATCAGACGTGACGTCGTGCATGAACATATCGCCGATCACGGGACAAATATGGTTATTGATAGCGCTCTGGTAGTCCGACAACCGTTTCGTGCTGAGTCCGACGGTGTTTAGCCGATACCAAGTCGCCGCGTATTGATGGACGTAAGGGCAGCCGGCGGCGGAGGCGTCCAGCCTCCATTGCTTTTCCCGGTCTTTTTTTTTATCCTTGACCTCGGCCTTGGTATGGCCATAGATCTTTACCCATTTTCCTGTAGTCGGATTTTTTGCTTTTTTACAGTATAACCCGGTCATTTCGTCGTAGGAAAACTCCGGGGCGTCTTTTCGGGGCATTGATTACCTCCTGGTGTCCAATCTGGACACCTTATTTCTGCCCAGGGCGAAACTGATATCCGCAGTTGAGACAGGTCACCTTGACTTTATTGGCACCAATGCCGCCGGCGACGAGCCCAATACCACCAACCAGAAGCACTCCGGCGGCGGCTTTTCCCACGCCGTATCCGTGCTTTTGCCCAGAGAGAGACGTGGATCCGCAGCGGGGACAGCAGGCGAGGCCCACGGCGCGAGCTTCGGCCTTGCGATCCGCGACGAGAATTTTTTTAGCGCTGGTTGGTTTATGCGGTGTGGCCGTGGGCATCGCCGCTATGGCGTCCGCAAGTTTATCCGCTATGCTGCCAGGCTTTGGCGTGATATCCATGCCGCCGGCCGGTATATCGGGATCTGTGTCTGCGCCAATCTCCGAATCTGCAGCGTACCATTCGGCCTCTGAGGGCTCTGGCGGCTGCTCAACGGCAGCATCGGCCGCGGGTTCCGGGATTACGGGCTCGACGACAGGCGCAAAATGCCTTTTTGTCGACGGCACGGTCACTCGTTTGCGCTTTGGGAAAAGACGTTCGTTGTTTTTCCGGATGCAGGATAGCCCGAAGTTGACGGCTGCCATAATAAGTCCGAAGGTCATACCGTCCCAAGTCTGAGACGCGGCGAGCAGCAGCCCGAAAATGGTAAAAATACATCCTAGCACAAAAAAGATGATGCGGAGCCATCTGGGCATTGTAATCCCTCCAATCAATCCGGCAACGGCGTGTATTCGCAAATAGCATCGAGGACGGCGTCGAGGAGCTGCTGCAGCTCTGCCTGCGGACCCAGGAGTGTAATACGCTGGCCGTCGCAGGACAGGGACAGATCACAGTGATCGGCGCGGCCATTGACCCCGTCGAAGCCAATGCAGTTAATATACGGGAATTGCGTCCACGTTTTCACGCCGACGCCGTTGATAGTGCTGATCAGCAGCCGCTGATCCGTTATGGTGATCGCCGTAGAGACGTCGCGCTTGCCTACGGACGAGCTTCCAAGCCAAGTACTAAGCACTTTTTCGCCCGGGCGCAGCTTCGGCTGTGTCCGGCCTGCTTTATCTCCGGGACCCATCAACGCGATAGTTTGGCTCCGGCAACCGATGCGGCAGCAGCACCTTACCGAAGCAGACGAGATAGGGGACGTCTGGCGGCTCGAGGCGGATATTGGCGTCCTCCCTGCGCGGATTTGCCGAGAGCAGATTGACGCCGCCGGAGTAATCGGTGCAGATCTGTTTGACGTACACGTCGCCGGCGTAGAAAAAAACGCCGACATCAAACTGCTGCAGGCTCACGCCGCGCCGGACATAGACCGTGCTGCCATCCTTGATATACGGCTCCATACTGTTGCCGCGGACATCAACGCAGAAGTCCGCACCACGCGGCGCGTCCTCCGGGTAAGGGATGTCCTCATAATCCGCACCCTGGATCGGGGAGGCCTTGCCAGCGGCCGGACCGGTGAGATATTTGCGGATCTTCGGCAGATCAAGAATATTGTCGCCATCCTTACGCTGGAGTTCCGGCTTGCCCGTAAGGTATTGGCCGTAATTAAGCCACTGGTCCAGCCCGTCATCATTGAGGGCAGCACGGAGACGCGCCATCTCCTGGCCGATCTTGTCGTTGGGATTAAATATAGGAGCAGCAGATGTGGATTTTGGTGCCTTATTATCCAGCAATACATCCGCCGACACGCCAAATATCATCGCAATTTTGGAGATCGTTTCTGGGTTTGGTGTTGCTTCGTCACGTTCCCATTTACCTACAGCCTGCGCGCTGACAAATAATTTTTTGCCAAGATCATTTTGAGATAAACCAGCCTGGCCCCTCAGGCGTTTAAGTTGTTCACCAAACATACGATCACCTCTTTTTTCGTATTAAGAATACAACTTACGGTTGCGCCGGTCAACGAAACTGACCAAAATTGTTGTTGACAACAACTAAAAGTAGCGATATACTGTAAAGCACAACCTAAGGTTGCACCGGAGGTGATGCAATTGTGAATAACTTGAAACAGCTCAGGGAGCAAAAACAGATGTCCCAAGCTGACGTTGGAAACGCGGTCGGCGTTTCAGCGCAGGCAGTCGGCAAATGGGAGCGCGGTGAAGGGTTTCCGCAATGGATTATTGCCCCAAAGCTTGCAAAGCTATACGACTGCACGATCGATGCACTTTTTGCCGATTTGTCGGCCTGATACAGTAATTTTTGCGCAGAAACGGAGGAAAGGCAATGGAGTCCAAATACAGAAATATCTATGAAAACGCGAGACGTGCTGCGGGCATGACCCAGGAACGCTGGGCCGAGGCTATCGGCTGCAGCGTGGACAGCGTCCGGCTCTATGAGTCCGGCCGCGGTTTGCCCAGCGACGATATCGTGATCCACATGGCCGACATCAGTGGGATGCAGTCCCTTTGCGTGACCTATATGCGCGCTAAGAGCAGCTTGGCCGCGATCCTGTTGCCACAGGTCAGCGAACGCACCTTTACCCAGGCCGTGTGCACACTGGTGCACCGGATTTGTGATTTTTCGGCGAAGCACCGCACCGACGACTTGCTGAAGATCGCCAGCGACGGGCATATCGACGATGATGAGC